ATCTTCTTTTTTTACTTGAGTTTTAAACTCAGTAAATACAGGTGCTTCGTTTGGATTTTCTAAATCAAATAAACGTTTTACTGTTTTAAAGATTTCAATATTTTCTTCTTGTGTACGAGATGGTAAAATCATTTCCCATCCTTTACCTTGCATTTTATCTTTTGAACCTTTACGTTTAGAAGATTTTAACCATAAAATACCTGTTTTATCAGGTTTAATACCAAAACATTCTTCATAACAATGAGCATAAACAGCAGCTTGTAATTCATATGTTGTTTGGATATGATTTGATGTTTTATGGTCAATAATCCATAAATCATTACCAATTTTACAAACTAAATCTGTTGTTCCTGCTACTTTAAGTGTATCTGAAAATAAGTGGATTTCTTGGTCGATTAATTCAGGTTTATATGTTTCCCAAAAATCAACAAATCGTAAGAACATTTGCCAAATATTTGGATCATATTGTGGATAACCGGAAGAATTTAAAAAATTCATTTCTTTACCTTCTAAGTAATCTTCAATCATTTCATGTACCTGAGTTCCATCTTCAGCTGCTTTTCTGACAATATAATCGGCTGAACGACCCATGTTTTTTAGCCATTCTTCAAAATGTTTACCTTTAGGATAACAACTTAAAACGTGTGTAATTGATGGATAATACTCTCCATTTCGTCTGTAATACCTAGAATCAGGAAGAGTAATTTGTTTGTGATCTTCTGAAATTTCCAGGATTCGATTGTGTACTACTTTTACATTTCTTTTTCTCATAAGAATAATTTTTTCTCAAGTAAACCTGAGAATGTTAAGGGGTAAGTTTCTTGGATTAAATTGGTGAAGCTAGCGAACCCCATTTCACTTGGATCTTTATCCTTCATGTCTACAAGATATACTTCTTTACCTTCTTGCATTAATTTTTCACAAAAGTCTAAAGCTTGTTTTTGAGCATCTCTATCGAGTGCAATGTAAATCTTTTCAACAGAAGACATAACGATCTTCTTCATCAAATTTGATTGTATATTTTTGCCTAGAAGCGGGATAACGTTTCGTTTAATGGCTATTGCGTCAAATGGTCCTTCGCACAATATAAGCGGTAATTCCCAATTTATAAACAATTCAAATGGTATAATGTCACGAGATACTGATGGGTTTCTATATTTTACTGAGGGTTCTTTTTCAAATGAACGACCTGTAAAATAATTTAAATTACCTTTAGCATCAAAAGAAGGAATAATAACCATATTAGCATACCTTCCATTCTCACAATAACCTATTTGATATTTTAAAATATCTTCTTCACTAATTCCTCTAGATTTAATGTATGCTAAAGCATGTCTTCCAATAATGTCTGAAGGAGGAATATTTGTTAATGGTTTAAATTCTTTGGGGAGTGCTAATTTATGTTCTACTACTAACTCCTTTTCAGGACCAGTATATTTTACAATAGCTTTTAATTCCACCATTACATTTGGTGGTACTTCTACTGCTTTAAATAATTGATAAATTTTCTTACCTTTTTTGTCACAAACCCAACAATGCCAAGCATTTTCACCTTTGGCATTTTCAGACATATTAATCTCTAACTTTGGTTTGTGGTGATGGCATAACGGACAGTGGTAAGCATAATTACCTCTTGCCGTTGCTTTACCTGTTCCAAGCACAGAATTAGTCAGTGCAACTAGAGATTGATTTATCATAGTACTAATGTACTAATCTTTTTTTACAATTCCAAAGTCACGTGAAAAGAATTTTCCTAAAATATTGTCGTTAAAATAAGTTTCGGGGTATTCTAAAACACCCATCATAAAAAGATATTTACATTCATAGTAAGTTAATAATTTTTTATTATCAACTACCTTTAGAATTTCACGTTTAAATTCGTCTTGTTTACCTTCCTTAATGAGTTCTTGAACAGGTTTAGCTGAACCAAAATATGTCTTCCAATCGCTTTCTTTTGAAACTACTTTTGAAGTAGGTTTGCGACCAGGTCCGGTTTGCTCCGCTAATTCTTTCTTTGTTAATTTGCGCTTTATATTGTGATATAACGATTTCTTACCAATATACGCACGGTTGCTCGGTATATGAGTAGTTATGTATATAAAACCAAAACTATCTTGAGGTAATTCTTCTATTGAATTAATTTCCTTATCTTTATATAACCAATTTTTCATAAAATTTTTTTAATAAATATTAACTAGGAACATAATATGCTGTCCACATAACAAAATCACTTGTTCCTCCTCCGGCTGTTTGGATTTGAATTTGACCTGTTGATGGAGAATATGATCTAACTCCTGATGTTTGTCCTGATCCTGTAATGTTAAAAATAGTAGTATTTACAAATAAAGTTTGTCCTAGAACTTTGTTTTTTAAAGCATCGGATGTTGCTGTTGTGGCTAGACTTCCAGTCATAATAAGAGAACCAACGGCTACTGCTAAATAATTAGATAATGGAGCTGATCCACTAGGCATTACTACTGATGATGATATTTGTGTAGCGTATGTAGCATTTGTAGCATTAACAGCTGTATTACTATTTGTTGCAAATGAAGCACTAGTAGCAAATGAAGATGACACAGCACGAGATGAACTTATTGCATTTAAAATGTATGAAGCAGTAAGGGCATAACTTGCAGTAACAGGTACATTTGCCGCATAACTTGCAGTTAAAGCATATGAAGCTGATGTTGCTGATCCGGTTAATGATCCGCTTATAGAAACATTATATACTCCTGTTGTGCCTCCACCTGCTGTGAAAGCATCATATAATTGAAGAATATCATTTGATTCAACTATATTACCATTTACGACATTTGAAGAATTTAATTGTGCCATTTTATCTATCTATATTAATAAGTATTGTAGTATCTGTTGTTGGTGAAACTGGGAGTGGTTGGGAAAGTTTTCCAACTGCTAGTAAATTTTGATATTCATCATATAACCCAATAGTAGTAACATAAGGAGTAAAATATGAACCCGTTATATTATTATTTAAATACTGTCCAGGAGTATAAAAAGTTCCTATTGAACTAGTAATAAAAGTACTTCCGGAGGTTGATGATGGGTTTAATGTAAAATTATATTCATTATCTCTTAAAGTACACTTATATTGTGTTTCATAAATAGTAAGAGAGGATGAAAATGAACAAGTTACATTTGATGATGTTGCAAAATTATCTATAATTGCTGTTGATGCGGCTCCATATATACCACTACCATATATAGTAAAACCATAACCATCTAATCCAGGACTACTATCACTTGTAATTACTGCTAAACCGTGAGGATAAAATATTTGACCACAAATTTCTCCGGATGAAGATAATATTAAATTTCCTTCTCCATCATCATATACAGAACCACTAGGACATGACCAATTAAATGAATTTGGTTGAATATAGTTTCCATATAATTTAGAAGGAACAGACATTATAGCAATTACACTTCCAGATCCTGTTGGGAAAAATTTTTCGAAAGTTAAGGTAGATTGATTGTAATTATAGTACCTTCCATCTGAGTAGTTAGTGCCTACTAATACATTTCCTTCAGGTTGGGACCCAGGAAATATACTTGCTGTATTGGCTTTATCACCATATGAAGAACTCAAATAATTAGAATAATATAATTCTTGTATAGAACTATAAACTAATCTTTGATATTGAGTAGATACCCACCCAGTTGTAGGGTCGGTAGATGGATTAAATAAGGTACCTGAAATGTTTGTTCCTAAAAATCTATCAATACCAACATTAGATGCAATTAATTCATTTCCTTTATAGGAAAATCCTTTACTAACCTCAAACGGGGTTATTATTATATCCGATGCTAGAAATTGTTTGTATGCGCCCATTCATTTTAGAAATCTAGCTTAACGCGAATTAATGCTTCTTTTGTAAAGTCTTTTGGTAAAGGTCTTGACAATTTAGCAACAGCTAATAATTGGTTTGTATCATTATATAATCCAATAGTTGTTATATATGTTTGTGGATTATTAATAAATGAAGAATATAATACTTCACCAGTTGAACCTGAAATAAAACTTGGGTTTTCTGAATAGTTAAATTCTGTACTTCTTGGTCTTACAAAGATAAAATCTGATGTGATTGATTCTTGGGAATTAATATAGAAATCAGCTGATGAACCTAAATTAGCTAAAGATGAACTTATTGAACTAAATAAAGCAATATTAGGTGAAATACTAGGTGCTGCTGATGATGTTGCTGAACCACTATATTGAAAATTTATACCACCACTAACTGCAGGTTGAGCTAATGCTTTAGGATTTAATAAAATAGTTCCTATATCTGGGAGTAACCAACCGTAAGATCCTGAAGTTGCTGAGTAACCATCAGCTGTATTTCTTGAAGAAATACTAGCTCTTACACCTGCTGAACCTGTAATCAACTGAAAAACTCTGCCAGCTTCACAAAATTGAACAGATGATACATAATTACTATTATCAGTTAATGTAATTGAACCTCCAGTTCCTGATCCAGATAATGTTAAAGATAAAGAACCTAAAAATAAAGCATCTTTATATCTTGCTCTTTCAAAAGTTAAAGCATAAAATTCAGATGAAGTAATAGCTCCAAAGGTAAAATTAGTATTTTCATCACCTATTACTAAATCTTGCCACTGTCCATATATAGTACTAGTGGGTGAATAACCATTAACTGCTGTATTGTAGGCTAAACTTCCACTACCATCTGCATTACCATAGGCAATAGCAAATTGTACTGATCCTGAAGTAGATGAGTCATAAACGTTTGTATAAAAATTTCCTGAGGATCCGTTTACTTGAACTGAGGAAGTAAAAATTGCTGTTAATGCAGGAGAATTATTGGACCATAAGGTAGATGAAATAGCATCTGTACTTATTACAAAATCGGCTGCGTCTAGTCTATTAAATGACATACTTTATATATTAAGATACTTGTGTTACTGTTACTGGGATAGTTAATCTAGCTCCCGAATCTCTACCTTCTACGGTTAATGTGGCTTGTAATTGAGTATTTGAACCAAATAGAGTATTAATAGTTGTTGCTCTTAAATTAATCGTAGTTCCAACAACTGTTTTAGATACTGAGGTACCTAATGTTGATGTTGTATTAAGTGCTTGAACTTGTGGAGTATTAATACCAACACCTTCAAATGTACTAAATAAACGAACATCAGAAATTGTAGCGGTATATCCACTAGTTTCAAAAGTATTTCCACCCAAATAATTTAATGTTTGAGGTGTAATTGCTAATGAAGCACCTTGTTTAATTACAATTGCATTGTAACCTAAATCTAAGATAGGCATTTTAGCTGTTCCACGAGGTAAAGTTACTAATTTGTATTTCATCACCTGTGTTGATTGAGGAAAAGCCTCTAACAAAGGCATGTTTTCAATTGCTTGTCCATAATAAGCAGAACCTGATGGGTGATTTGGATTATAAAGTGTATAATCAATTTCATCATCAGCTAAAGCGTATTGTGTGATTCTAAAAGAACCATCATTTTGGGCTAATAATTGACGACCTGTATCAGTTAAAATAGCGTCTATTGTTACTACTGAGTTATTTAAATATCCCATTTTATTTTTTTATTTTGTTATAAATATATTAAATTATTCCTTTTGATGTTAAATCTTGAACAATACTGTCAAATTTATTTAAAAGTGTATCAGAAGCATATTCAGGCATTAAAAATCCTGCTCCACTTCCTACACTATCTGTTTTATCAGCATCAATCAACACAATGTTAGGATTAGGAACATATCTTTTTATTAAAAATGAATTTAAATTAGTTCCTGCTACTATAGGTCTATCTAAAGTTAAATACAATGTATTATTAGCGTTTTGGTTAGGTGCGCTAACATTTAAAACTAAATATGTTTGATTTTCACTTGCGGCAAATCTTATTATATCTCCTCTTTGGACAGTAAATAATTGATATGGATAATCATATCCTGATCCTGTTACTTGGTTTTGGTAAGATATTCCATATATATCAGAATTAAATTGAGATCCAGTTAGTATACTAGGTGATGATGATCCAGTAAACCAAAAACTAGAAGTTACTTGAGCATTAAAAGGTGGATTTGTTGTTATATAAAATGTTCCATCATTTATTTGGAAATGTGGATCAGAAGTATAAGGAGATCCTCCTATTAAATCATAAATTATTCTAGATCTATATCTACTTCCGGATATTGGAGTTTCAGAAATAGAAGTTATATTAAATTGGTATGTATTTCCTGAGGTTAAAGTACTACTAGTAGTATATACTGTTGACCAACTAGATCCATTATTAACTGATTTTTCAATAAGAAAATCAGCTGCAGCTGGATAATTATTGACTGTATCGGTATAGGTAACATCCAGATAAATTTTAGGAATTATTACAACTTCTGGGTCTGATGTTCTAATAGCAACATAATCACCTGTGAAAGAAGCAGTAGTTGCTGTTGAACCAGAAGTTGAAGGGGCTAAAATATCTAACTGATTATATGTACCAGGGAGTGTAAAATCATCAGTACCTATTGTTGCTTGAAGATTAAAATTAATAGTAGCAACTGTGGAACTAAAGGACATTGTTGTTAATGCTTGGGCAGAAACACTTCCTGTTTGAGAGAATATAATAGCTTGAGCTAAAGCGCCTGCTTTTATAACAGATTTAGTTCCTTTTAAAGGAGAAATATTTCCACTTGTTGAGTCTGGGAGGAAAATAATATTTGCTTTATTGTTTTCATTAAAGGTTCTAGTTAAATTATCATAATAAGAACTTGTTAGATTTGGTGTTGATATATTACCAGAATCATCTATTAAATACTTAACATTAAAACCAGCTTTTGGGATAATTTCAGGAGTAGTTCCTCCTACCCAATTAAAATAAGCAAAATAAACACGATCACTTTCTACAACAGGGTTACTATCATATCCTACATTAAAATCAGGAGATGTATTTTCACATCCATTATATCTTGGATTAAATATACGGGCTGTTGTATAATTAGATTCAGGAGTAGTAGATGGTGTAGCACTACCAGTTCCTCTTGAAGCACTAATAATATTTACTCTATTCACTGCAGTTATTGCATTTGATGCAAAATCAACATCGTAAAATTTAGGATTTGGTCTACTTACTTGAATATCATTGTATATTACTTGGCAATCTTGATCAATAAAATCCTCATATAATGTTATATTAGTAACATTTGCTGAATTAACGCCAGTTGCGTTTTCAAAATATAATGGATATAATGGGTTACTTATTTGGAATTGATTTACAGTAATTGATGCTCCTGGTGCTGGTTGTCCTGGGTTGCTTGAAATAGTACCTCCATAAAATATTCTTCCGGAGTTATCATAAATTTTAATACTAGCTGATGCTAGTGAACCGGAGGAGTTAGCTGAGGTGAAGGAAATATAATAAGTTTTATCTATATCAACATCACGTTGTAAAGCAAATGCCGGATTATAAGATAAACCACCCACTACCGGAAAGACATTTCCCCCATATATAGAACTAGTTGAATAAATTTCAATAATTTCTACATCACAATCACTTAAACTACCTGTTTCAACTATAATTGTAGATCCACTTATTTCACCATTGAAAAACTCCATTTGAGTTGAATCTGTAAAGTATACAGGACCTAAAAGTGAAGGGGTTGAACCTGTCCAGCTTTGTGTAATATTTACAACATTATTACCAGTGTAAAATGATTGAGTTAATCCAAATAAATCAGGCATTGTACCTCCTGTACTACCTGTTATTTCATACATTTGAATTGGAGATCCAGTGATTTCCATATTCTCAGTATAATACGGAGTGTAATAAGGATTAGCTAATTGGAAAGAAGCTGTAAAGATATTTATATTGAAACCGTTTCCAGCATCCGAAGCAAAACCAATATAACTTCCATAAGGAACTGTTGAATTATAAGAACCACTAAAAGTAAATGTTTCAGAAGGTGAGGAAGTATAATCAAATAAACCTGCGATTGGGGTTATTCCATTTGGTTGGTAAAGAATAATTTCATATAAACCACCAATACCATTATCTGTTATACTACCAGTAATTGTTAAACCATATACCCCAGATGATAATATAGGATATTGCTCAAATCCCGGTGGATCAATATATTCATTAAATGTAGTATAATAAGAAACAGAAGCACTTTCTCCAACTATCGCTATTGGAGTAGAAATATCTGCTTGTGGAACAGGATATTTGTTTCTTTCTAAAATATGTTGTTTAATTACAATACCTGTTGTTAAAGAACTTCTAACAGGTACGTAATCTTTAATCATCTTAAATAAAGCATTATCATAATATCTGATAAGTCTTATATAATCCCATAAATTATAATTACTATAATATTTTTGGAAATAATCATCTCGTAAAGCATCTAATTCTGGGTATGAATCTGCTGAAGAAGAGACTTGTCTAGGGTCACCTATGTATTCACCGATATTAAAATAACCTATTTGGGCATTTATATCTTCATTTATTTCATTTTGAGGGGAAAATGCTACCTCAACATAATCAACATCTGCTACATAAGAAGAACTATTGTAACTATCTTGATCAATATAAATAAATGGAGATAAAGTTGTATTTTGAGGAAGATTTACTTCATTTGATCCACTATAAGGTAAAATAGTAGATATATTTTTAATCTTTTTAGAAACAGTATTTCTTACTCCGGCAGGAATTTGATCTTGGAATACAAATTCTCTATTTACAGAAAAACTTCCACTAACAATAGTAAAATTACTATTAGAAGTAAATGATTGAGTTATATAGGAACCTGTGATTTTAGGATGCATCGATTTAGATGCGGTATAAAGATCATTTCCTAAAGTACCTCTAAATATTAATTGATCATAAGCACCATTAATTCCTACTCCTTCTATAGAATAAGGATTCATAGTATAATCATAAAATGTTCCTGAAGGAATTTGTGTAGTGTAATATCTTATTTCTTGGTAAGATCCACTAAAATTATTATAGGTTTTAGAACCTATATTTAATGTTGATCCTGATGCTCCAAAATATGAAGATGTTGAAGTTGTCCATGAAGATGAAATAGCACTAGCGGTTGCCGAACCTGTGTATCCTACAATAAATCCATCATCTCCATTATATATTTTATCTGCCGCAAATAATGAAAAATTACTTCCACTTCTAGTTACCATTACTGACCACCATTCACCATTAAAAAATGGTAAATATATACTTGCAGATACTGTTGGGTTAGTAGAATAATTAGGAATAAATTTTAAAGTAGCATATTCATTAAAACTACTTGTAATTGAACCTGAATATGATCCGGTTGCATATCCGGAACCAGTATATTCTAGTACAATAGCTGTATTTCCTGTATTATCTAAATTCCATAAACTCTGAGAAGGAGAAGCAAGGGCTGAATCTAATCCTGGGGTTTTGAATCTGAATTGGAGAGTATTTGGTCTTAGAGATGTTGCACCCCACAAACTATTAACTTGCCAAGGAACTATTACTTTAGAATCGCTACCAGAAATATCTAATTTATAATTAAATTTATCTTGCCAATAATCCCAATCGTTATTTCCTACTTTATTTTTACCACCAAACTCATTAATTTGAAGAATAGTATCAGGAATACCAAAAATATTAATTAATGCTTTTAAACCAGTATTTGTACCTTTTTTCTTTAAAAGATAAGGTAAATTGTGGTAAATTTTCTTATAGGATAATTTTACAAAATCATCGATTGTTGGAATATCTTCTGTATTAGGAACAGATGCAGTTACATAATTTGTAATTAATGCACTTCCTGTTGAAGGATATAATGAACCATTAGCTGAAAGTCCAATTAATGAACTATATATGTTTTCTAGAGTATAAGTACTATCATATATTTTAGTACCTAAAGATTCTAATACGGTTGCTACTAAATCTTTAGAAACACCTTCATATAAATTTGAATTAGCATCTAATTTAGAAGTAATAGCTTTTGTATATAACCAAATTTCATCAAAAAACTGTCCTATTAAACTAACAAATAATAAATAATTATCATTACTTGGATTATTTCTTAAATAAGAAGGGACAACGTAATCTAAATTATTTTGGTTATTAGAATCATATTCTGCTGCTACAGCTATTTGATTATTATACCAAGTAAGTGCTTGTGTACTGGTAGGCGGATATAGGATATAAGGAGCTTCTGTGTTGGTTTTGGGCCAAGCATATGCTCCCGAGGTATAATATAAAAAGTTTTCATATCCATCAAAACTACTAATTATAGTTTGTATTTCTTTTTCTAGTAATATCTTACTTGAAGAAACCGCGGTAGTGTTGGTTGATGGACCAGATATGTTACTATACAATAAATTTAATTGAGCTTGAGAAGAAGAAATATTTGTTACTTTTTCTTTAAAATTGTATAATCTTTGATATGCTGATGAAAAGAATACAAAATCTTCATAGTCAGTATAATCTACTGATAATTGAGGTGAAGAAGATGATATATTATTAATTAATTGGAATAAAGATCCTGATAATGTTGTTGAAAGGATCTCGTCATAGGTTTTATATTGGGTTAATGGACCTGTTTCATCTTTTAAAGGGATGTTGTAGTTAGGTCCACTAAGTTTAATGGATGAGTCTTGAAATAAATTTTCTTGTACAAATTCTATTTGATAAGCAACAGATTCAGCATTTTTAGTTACAATATAAAGCTCTGTTTTTGGACCAATACTTGTTGGAAGAGGTTCATATAATTTAACTAATAATGAAATTGTATTATTTTGAGAATTATATTCTAATAAAGAATTTACTCCTACAACATATACATTATTTCCAAAATTTAAATAAAATTCATCAAAATAATTACTAGTTTCTACATTTTGTCTAAATGTATTGTAAAAATCATAATTTGAACTACTTATAAAGTTAACAGCATCAATTCCAACAGTATTAAATAATGGATTTTTATTAGAACTTAATCTAATTTCTGTTCTTGATGGAGATATTTCACTAATAAAAAAATTAAAAGTCTCAGAATCTAATTCTGGGGTAATAAAATTATAAATAGTTTTTATAATTCCTGTGTCATATCCTGCATTAACAGCATCAAATTCTGGAACAAGAGTCATATCAATGATATTCCCTTCAGGTGTAATTTGTACTGGTTTATATGATCTTAAATCATAATTTGATGATAAAAGATTATTATTAAAATCGTAAACAAAATACTCAACTTTACTATCTACAGGACTAAAAGAAGATGTAATAGTTGTATTTGGAATAATAGAAACATCCTCAGAACTAATGTTCTGAAGTGTTAGTGTATTTGGATTTATGTTACTAATATTAACCATTTATATTCTGTATATTTTTTAAGGCATCCTCTACTGAGGTAATTGTATTTTGGGCTAATTGTTGTTGTAATTCTAGATTTTCTTGTCTAAGAATTGTTACTTCGGATATTAGAGCATCAACTACTTCATTACCTCCGGTCTCAGATCCTATATAGTCTTGACTAGATATAACAAGATATTGATGGGAATTTGTATCTCCAAACTTAGGTATTTGATAGAATAAAGCTTGATAATAATTAAAAAATTCTTCAACAGACGGTAATAAAGAACTAGTCGATACAACAGCCGAAGATGTTAATTCAGTAAATGTTGTATTAATGGTATCGTTAAATGCTTTTTTTTCGAATACCTGTTTAACTAGAGGTAAATTAGCCATTATCCGTTAATTACTTTAAAATAATATTGATCATCAAATACTTGCACTGTTCCTGCAATATTTGTTTTAATTAAAATAGCATAATATCTTTCAGGTTCTAAACCATTCATATACACATCAAAATAGCTTGAAGTTGCATCTGCACTTAATTGAGTAAATTGAGTGTCAAAATCAACTACCATTTCATTTGTATCTAAGTCTTTAATAGCCCAGTACGATGCTGTTGGTAAATAATAATTATTTGTATAAGCTGAGCTTGTTTGCCATACTTGAGCAGGATATTCTGGTCTAGCATTTATTCTAAATCTATTATAACTTTGAGGATAAAAAGTACCTGGGTTTTGGGCTAGAGTGAGTGTTGCTGGAAGAGTATTTAGGATTTCCATCGATGAAGACCCTGAATTCCAGGTGTAATCTCTCCAACTAAATTGTAAAGATGGAGGGTATATTGTATGAGTATCTCTAGAAAAATATTTTAATTCAGGTTGAACATCTTTATCATATATAAATTCAACAGCTTGTTTTAAAATAAATCCATCTGCTGAAATTGAACCTGTATATCTTGCTCTAACTATGTTAGTTACATTTAAATTTAAATCTTTACTATCCCAAAAACCAAATGTTACAGATGCTGTAATTGGGTATAATGTTGAGTTAAACCAAGGTTGAGCAGATGCAGTAAACCAGTTTCCACCACCAGCTACAGCATAAGTAGTATTATATGAAGCTGTTACATAAGCTGGGTAACTTGCTGTTAACCATTGAGCACCACCTGATCCTGAATATGTTTTCCAAATCCAACTTGTTCCATTTGTTTGGATAGGATCATCTAAATATCTACCAGTACCCATATCCCAATCTCCATATACAGGATAACATTCAACTGTTGTGTTTGAATTTAAACCTGTTGATGTAGCAATATAACATTGTAGGTTAGCTCTCCATAAATTATTATTTAATAATTGGGCTGAGCTACTAATACCAATTTTATTTTCTAAAACATCATCTATTTCAGTTTCGGAAAAATTAATTAAAAAACGGCTAGTTTGAGGATTTGGATCAGTATAAGCAAAAGAAGTTTCAGTTGCTTCAACAATTTCATCCAATCCCGTATTCATATTAGGGAATAGAGAATATAAAGTTGCGTCTTTAGTAGGAAATAATTTGTATACTGCCATTTTTTTATAATTATAGAGGTACTACTTTACCTTGTATGTCTGTGTTTGGATATTTTAATTCAAAAATCATTGGATCTAAAGATGGATATATAACATTATTAGCAGTTGCTGCTGATATATCATATGCATAATTAGAATATCCTAGAGTTGAATCTGTTTTATTAATAATATTAATAGCTTTTACTGTTTGAACCCCTTGAATAGCATCTAGAGTTACAAATAAAGTTCTTAACAGAATTGGTTGGTTGATTTGCCATTTGTCAATATCAAATATATCTCTTAATGCTACTATACATTTTAATAGTACTTCATCAGAATTAGATCCTGGGAGTGTTATGATTTCAAAATCAATACCTATATTAATTATAAATGCATCTCTAATACCAATTGAATCATTAATCATTTTATATTGAGACAAATATGTATTTAAATTTCTTTTTAAACCAGCAGAAGCATTTACTAACTGTTTATCATTGTTATAAGATAATACATATAAATCTACAGTACTTATAGAACGAGAAGCAGCATTTGGTTTTGTAGCATAAACTTTAGCTACTGTTCCATATTCAGAAGGTAAACTTAAAGATCTAACAACATAATCATCAAATGTTACACTTCTTAATTGACCTTGAAAACTTCCTAATGAATTTTGTCTTAATTCATTTATATCATCTCCATCAGAACCACCAGAAGCAGCATTTGGATTTGTAGCTAATAATGTATTAAAAATTTGTTGTGCTAAGTTACTATTAGCTAATGATGAATTTACAAAAGTTACATTATTAGTATCTATAGTTTGAAGTACATTTGCTTGAGCATTTGATTCTACTCCTCCACCAACAAGATATCTAACTACTAAAGTTGTATTTGAAGGAGAAATACCATAAGTGTTTGTAAATATAAAGTTTGTAGGTGCGTAAGCAGTTGTTAATTTACTTTGATTATCAGGAAGACCTAAACCAACATTATCGGGGTTTGGGATAATTTCTTCAGTTGTATCTGTTGGGTTTCCAGAACCAAATTGAATTTGAAGGGTAGATTTATCTAAAAATCTTGTTGCAAATCTGTTTTGAACAGATTTAATTCTTAATAAATTAGCAACATCTGGATCCTGGAGGTAGTTAGGATCATTTGGGTTGGAATTAGTAAGAGTTTCAAATATTGCATCTTGGGCTAAATAATCTACTTCATACCATATGTCTCCAGTAGTAGAATCTGTAATATCTAAAATCCCAATAATATTAGTATCCGTAATATTTCTTGAATCAAAAGGAACTGGGGAAGTAAATGAAAAAGATGTTGATTTAACTGTTGCTGAAATAGCGCTTCTTATTTTTTTAATTAAGTAATAAGTAGGTACACCAGCTGCTGTTTGATAAACAGTTACTTCTGTAGGATCCATTGAACTACTAAAAGCAAAATTAGTCTTATCAGTAATTAAAAATTGTAAAGAAGGATTAAGAGTTGATGCAACAGTTGTATTAGCAGGAACTTGTAAAGCATACGAAAAATCTGGAACTGTTACACTACCTGAAAGGGTTGCTGGGAGTTGCTGATAAAGTTCTATATCTACAGTTGCTGCGTTTGTTGCTTTAGGTTTATATCCTAACATATAAGCCAAATCATATAAATTTTGTGTTTGGCGGGAATATTGAATAAAAGTTTCTTGGAATTGGTTATCTACATAAAATGATAAAACATCTCCTACGTAAGCAGCCATTTCCATAAACATCATTCCTGGAGATGCTGGGGTAAAGTCGTTGTATGTATTTGGAAAATATGTTTTAGCATAGTTTATAAGACTATTTCTTAATGAAGTAAAGTCTCTATCAACATATTTTATATCTCTTCTAATAGCCATTTTATAGTGTTATATTAATTTCATCTTGAATACCAAAATTTGTAGCTTGATATTTTAAAGTAATGACAATTGTATTGGTATCTTCATTAGGTGCAACAATGATTTGTTGTACCCCAACAAATGGAAAATATTGATTAATTTCATCTTTTATAAATTTTGCTATAAAATCGGTTGTAATATTATCTATATTTTCAAATACTAATTTATTTAATCCACTTCCAAAATAAGGATTAAATACTCTTTCTCCTTGATTTGTAGAGAAAAAATTCGTTAAATTATTTCTAATAGCATCTCTTGTTAAATAGTTAGATTGAAAGACAGCCGGAGCGTTAAACGGTATATTAACCCCTATCGCTTTTCGGTCAACGGAATCAATTGGAAATCTATTTTGAACAATTATAGCCATTATTATTTATTCATTAACCCCATTATCATATCTAATCCTACCTCACCTGTAGGTAAAGGTCCATTAATTGTATCTACAGGAGCTGGGTTGAAGTTTCCTGCATATTGGGAAGTTGCTGCTCCTCCATTTTGCATTTCACCTAAAATACCACCAAACATTGCCTGTCTTTCAGAAGCTGTTAGCTGTTTAGGTTTTTCAATATGAGGTTGAGCATAAGTATCTCTTAAGGTTTCATTAACAACCGTTTTAGGAGCACGAACTGCTTCCAAAAGGATTTCTTTTAATTCCTCTTGAATAGCTTCTCTTACAGCTTCTTTTATTAAAGTTTTTAAAGCGTCAGTTTTCATTGTTTATAAATATTAAAATTAATAAGCTTTTAAATTATCTCTATCAATAATTAATTTAAGTTCTGTGACTAATGTTTGATTATTTGTTGAAAATGATAATTCGGTTTGAATTAAAGGAACACCATTTGTTGTATAACCAACTGCTCGTCTACGATTAACAGTAGGAGTATATGGTACTTCTTCTATTTTTATAATAAAACCTTTATATGATGTGTTATCAAAATTTTCATAATTATCATTTCCATAATCAGCATATTGTTGAGTTACGGCTGATATTTGTTCAATTTCATTTTTTTGACCTTCAGGGAGACATCGAGAAAGTATTAAGGATAAACCATTTATTAATCCTACAGCATTTCTCAATAATGAAGAAAATAATGAAGTTGACATTGATAAAGCATTAACACTTCCTATAAGAGGTGGAAGTCTTGGTGTTCCATCATTTTTATATAATATTTTATTATTAATATAATCTAAATCATCTATGGCAGATACTACAATACCTGGGATTACAGGTATGGTTTTGGCAGCTGCTGATGCAATTGGTAGAGCTGTAGATAATGCTGTTGAGGTTTTTTGTAAAGTATTAGCTACTGTTGTTGTTGCTGTGCTAATTTGGGCTACTTTATTAACTCCTTCTACAGTTGCATTTAAATCTTTAATAATATTATTTAACTGAAGTAGAGTTTGTTGGGTAATAATAGGGCTAGGACATAAATCAACACCTTGTGAATCGGCTACTTTTTTAGCTAAAACTAAAAGATTAGGTATAACTAAAGATGTTATTTTAGTAGTTTGAGAATTAAGTAAAGCATTAAGTTTTCCAACTCCTGCTGCTTTCATATCCTCTGATTTGTTATTTTGTACTGTTTTTGAATCAGAATTTAAACTGGCTTTTCTATCAGCTGCTATTTTTTTAGCTTCTTCTCTTTTTAATTTAGCTTCTGCTCTAGCATTTTCTAAGTCCTGTTTTTTCTTTGTTTTTAATTGTTGCAAAGAAGGTAACTTAGGCACCTTTGAAGATGCTAATAAATTTGAGGAAGTATTAATTGGTAGAGTTGCCATTATATTGTAAAGTTATCTTTTGATTTAATATTTTCTAAATCTTTTTGTAACAAAACTAAAGTATTATTAACACTTGTAGATATAGCATTTAAAGGTGCTAAAGGAACTCCAGCAGGTGCTCCTACTAATGTTTGACAGGTTGCTGTAAATACTTTAAAGGCTTCAATTAATTGATCTAATAAATCAACTGTTTGATTACCTAAAAGTAAAGGTTCATCAGCGTCTTTATCTCCCAAATATAATTTACCAGTTTGTATAACCATAGTATCAGTGTCAACATTTACACTTTCAACAGCATTTAAATTAATAGATTTATTTGAACTTAAAAGAATATGATCATTAGAACTATTAAAAACTAATCGTCCTGAGGTTATGATAATTTGGCTTCCACTATATTGATTAGGAATAGTAGGAGCATTAGAAGAATAACTTGAATAGTCTGTAGAAGATGCTTCTAAAGGTAATTGTTGAGTACTACCAAAATATATAGATCCTAAATCTTTATTAATCTCTTCAATAGTTGGAATCCAAGCTTCTGTGGCTGTTGGGGCTTGACCATTTCTTAAAATTAAAATTGGATCACCATTTTCACCTATATTTGACCATGGATTTTGGTCTTTAACAGTTGAACCAAAACGAATACTATGACCCCATCTACCTTCATATATTACATCTCCTTCATAAGGTTTTAAATATTTGATATTATCTCTTTCAATAAAAGTATTCCCTAAATTGATTTCAGGAGGTGGAGCATCAGCATTAGAAACAGCACCTGCTGAAGCTTGTTGGTAGGAAACATTTCTAGGTTGAGGGTTTGATTCTACATTATAATCTATTAAAGGGTCAGGGAATGCATTTTGATGTAATGTATTCCATAAATTAATAGGTTGAAAATAGTAATAGTCGGTTTGGTTTAAATCTACATTTCTAGGATCCTGGCTTCGGGTGGATGGAAAAGATATAATGTAAGTTATTTCATTTAATAAAGGAACGTGTCTTATATTAGGAAATAAGGGTTTAGCAAAATTATAATTTGCAATTAAATTATCTTCAAATACTTCACTAACAGGTACAACTGGATTGGTAAATGGTTCAAATAAAATTCCTCCTAAAGTATCATATGATCCATATTTATCAAATAAACGTGGATATGTTTTCTTTATATCTTCAGGATCTAAAAAAGTAAAACGTACCCTTACAGGTTGGATTACAAATTGGCCTGATTGATTAAATGAATTTTGATTTTGGGCTTCTTGAGCTGCTAAACCATAGGTTAATGCCATTATTTCCCTCCTTTTAAATCGTTCATAGTAGCTAAAAGTTGCTCTTTTTCTTCATCAGAAATAGTTAAAGCACCTTCAGCTGTTTGGGTTTGCATAGCACGTTGAGCTAAAGCAGCCATTTTGATTAGAATATCATCGTTTTTTACACTTATATCCATGTATTCCTTAATTAAAGGAACTACCAAAGTAGCATCCCCAATATCAGAGATAAGGGGTTTTAGTTCATTAATGAGTGCTGTTACCTGTTGGTCTTTTTTCTTTTGGTTATTATAAATTTCCTCTAAAAGATCGGAAAATTTTTTCTTACCAAAGACTACATTATCAAATTGTGACATAAATATACCATTTAGTTTATGATAAATATTAAAACTAAAAATTTGTATATCCGTGTTCTAAATAAAATATATAGTTTTTCTTAAAAATATCGTAAAGCTGATTAGCTATCTTGGTAATTTTGGGAGTTTTAACATCTATTATTTCACGGATATAAATGTAAAGAGCTTTTTTATTAAATACATCTAAATTTTCTCTTTTTCTAAACAATTCAAGAATAGCATCTGCTATTTGAGCATCGTATTCTTTTGGAAATATTTCAAATATATTTTTTGTACAATAATCAGTATACAAATCTATAAATTGTGATAATTTATCATTATAAGCAATATCATCTATATTGTACGAATGAGATTCATCTTCTTCCAATACTTCTACAGGAGCAGTATCAATACGTTTTTTATAATTTTTCTGGTTTGAGAGAATTAAATAACGTTTTGCAATAGTACCAAAATAGGAATAGGCTTTTGCTCCTTTATCTTTATTAAATAGATGGATTTTACTTAAAAGAAAAGTAATTACTTCATGTTGTAAATCTTCAATATTATCTACCTCAGTATAATAAAATTTAAAGGTATGGATAATATTTTCTGTTAGTTTGAAAAAAGCATAATGAATTTTATCATTATAAAGTCTACTTCTTAATTCAGGATCTGTTGTTTTATTATATAATACAATTGCATCCTCAGTTTCTTGGGTAAAGTATTGTACCCCTTTTTTCTTTTTTTTTACTTGGACTTCCATTATTTTTCAACATTTTTAATAACGAAAGAATTCAAGATAGTTTGAATACTTTGAATTTGTTGGAAGAAAAAACCTATTTCATCATCTGATTTGAAACTGCCTTTAATATCAATTTCTTTGATTTTTTTATCTGATGCTTCTATTACATCTGATATTTTGTTTAAATAGGTCATATACCCTGCAAGGATATCTTCTTGTTTTTCATTTTTACGTAGGAGGTTAAAGGTCGTGTATCCTAAGATCACGACCATTAAACCTAATATTACTGTTACTATTATCATAAGTTGTCTAATAAATTTTTAAGGCCTTCATTTTTTAATGAACCCAATGCTTTTGTTTGAGTATTATTTTTTGAAGGTGCACTTTTTTTATTTGACTCTAATGTAAAACCTTTCTTTTTAGTATCCACGCTACCATTTAATTTAGGTAACCACTCACGTTCAAATTCAATACGAGCAGCCATTAAATCTGCCTGGTGGATAATAAATGGGAGAGATGTACGAGGTTTTTGTTCGGGCATATAAGCCATAAGATATTTCTCATTTGCCTTATCATATAAACCATCATGTGTTTGAATTGCTACCATTTCATTAAATGAATATTTAACATCATGTGCCTGGAGTAGAAATAAACCTCTATCAGGAACAGAAGCAAATGGAACTTTGGTATTAAACATATAATCTTCACCAAGTTTATCCTTACGCCATTGATCAGTTTGAGGAACATATGAATCCTCAGTTTCAGAACCCATTTTCCCTAAATCATGATTCAAAGCAGAGAATACAAGTTCTTCTTTAGTAAATGTATCCAAATCAGCTCCCATATCACCCCATAATTTATGGAGATGAAGAGCACAAGTAACAACACGATTAACATGTTCTACATACCCCCCAGGAAAAGCATTATGGTATTCTTTTTTATGAGCAGCAGGCATCAAAACAATGCGATCCTCATATTTTTCATAAAACGCTTTAAGAGCAGTTTTTCTTGGTTCAGAAATATGGTCATCAATAAAACCAATAAAGTCCAACCAATTTTGTTGAATTTGTTCAGCTGTTAATTGCATAACTATTTTAATATTGATTAATTTCTCCGGGACCTAGAGGTTCTTGTTGAACAAATGATTTAGCATCATCAATTGTTTCACGTAGGGTAATTAGGATTTCCTCGGCTTGTTCCCGAGTTCCTCCTCGGTTCAACATCATGTGTAGTTTCTCAACCTCACCCTCGGCTCTCTCTAACCGTCTCATTATAATCTCTCTGTTTTTCATACTTTCTTTATTTTCTTTTTCTCTCGTATCTCAAATATAATAACACGAGAATGTATCTCCAAGCTTAGTTTAAAAGCTTCTCAACAATATCTTGAATTTTTTTCAAATGCGCACATTTTTCATATTCTTCAAGATCCTGGAAATAGGAAATAGAAAATTTTATGTATGTAAGAAGATGATCATCTGCATAACGAATTATTGCATCTTGATGAGATTCCTCAGTAATATCAACTTTGCTAATCCAAAAGAAAGCCCTATTGTATACTACAAACTCTCCAGCCTGTTCAACATCATACAGATCTAATTCTTCGTCCATCCTAGAGAAAAAACCTATTATTTTTTTATTAAATGTTCGATGATTATGAATAAGTTTTTTGAACATTCCAACCCAAAACAAAGGATGTTTTTTAAAATCCTCTAAAAGATAGGACATATCATTTTCTTGATCAAAATCAGGCTTAGGACTTTCATCCTCATTCCCGAATAATCCAAATACTTTGTTTACGTCCATGATTATAAATATGTCTATAATCGATTTTAAGCGCATATAAAAACAAAACGCGGAACCTTCATATGATTCCGCGCTAGTTTTTGTAAAATTATATATACAATTATTTTATATCTGCTGATTCTATCAGTGTATAAGTAAATGATTTACCATGAATAGCTGCTGCTTTACGAGCAATAGCCATAAATGCTTCAAAATCAGTTGCTTTTTTGAATACCTGGCATCCTTCAGACCAGTTTTCTACATAAGTAGAATCTGCACCTGCTTTGTGGATATTAATACCAAATACACCCTCAGCAATTTTAGTTTCATCATAAGTCATATCACGATTTGCATCACGATAAACTTTAACTGGTTTTGCTTGTTTTAAAGCTTCATATTTTCCTTGGTGTAAACCTAGGGTATGTGAACCTCTGTATTGACCTTCAACTAAACGAGCAACGCCTGCTGCGTTATGATATTCTTTTACTCCTTTTTTACCTGGGTCTGTAGTACAAGGCCATTGATGAAATTTCCATTCACCACCTTCTTTGTAAGATACAGTCATTGTATCATCAAAAACATTAGTAACTACTTGACCAGTTGCAGAGTTTCTAACCCCAACAATATTAACATCAAAATCTTTCGCACCTTCAAACCAAGCATATCCTTTAGCTTTTACAGCGGCTTCTATTTGTTCTCTTGTATAATTCATTATTTTACGTATTCGTAGTATTTATAAGTTTTTAATTTTCTATCTTCTAAACCATGAGTACCACCATTGATTCTTTTAGTTAATTCTAAAATAGCAGCATCGTTAATTCCTTTATCACAAATTGTCCATAATTTGTTTTTTTCAAAGAAAAACATAGCTGAATCGAATGAATACTTGGTAGCTACTAAATCAGGATTTTCCATTACCTCATTAGTACCTAAATATTTAGCAAATGCTTCATAGTTAGCTTTTCCTGTTAATTGAAGAGCACCACGTCCTCTATATTTCCATCCATCACCAGAAGCTTCATTACCATTACCCATTCTATCAGCATAAACCCTATTAGCAATCTTTTCAGGTTGACGAGCATAAGATTCTTCTAAAGTACCTGGGAAATATTTCCCAAAAATACCTTGTAAACCTTGTGCTGAATAATTTAGGTTTTCTGAAAATGCTTTAAAACCACCTGTTTCATGTGATGTTTGAGCAAAGAAATGAGCTGCTCTAACAGGGGTTAATTTTAACATTACCATAGCGGCTTTCATAGTACCAGGACCAAAAGCACCATCAGCTGCTACTCCTACTCTTTCTTGTAAACTTTTTAAACTCATTATTCTGCGTTTTCGTTATCTTTATCTTCTTCGTGTTTGTCTTTTTTGTTCATCCATTTATCCACAGATGCAATACCAAATGAACCTAATACTAGGACCATAAATCCATCAAAGATAAATTTGTTAATCAATAACGGATTACCGAAGTATCCCGTAATAAGGTCAACAGCTAATGAAATGCAAAGCATTACAAAAGCAATAAATCCAACAACTGCCTTTTCATTAATAGTGTTGTTGTCGTCAAATAAATTTTTAAAGAAATTTTTCATTTTTGTTTGTTTTGTTTTTTATTTTCACAAAACACAACTGATTGTGGGAAACTTTATTATAAATATTTAAAGATTATTAAAGGCATCCTCTAAGGATTTTTGTAAAGCTTTAGAAAATGATTTGGTATTTAAAGGTACTTCTCCACCTTCTACATTTAAAAAGGCAGCAAATAAAAATGTTTTTCTCATTGCTTTCCCTTCATATATTTTTCCATCAATAGTAACTTTAACATCAACTATATAATCCTTTTTTAACCATTGCATACCAACAATATTAAGCATTTGTTGGGGTGATTCAATATTAGATATTTCCACAGTAATGTGACCTTCAACTTTTTTGTCTAAGGCAATTTCCTCAACAGTTTCTTTAACACCAAAGGTAACATCACGTTCACCTATTTTTTGAATTTTAGAAGTATTATAAACTGTATCTACTTGAGGATTAGTAAATGTAAGAAAAAGAGGTAGTAAAATGTTTAGCATAATTAATTGTTAAATCCGGTTCGTATTAAATAAAAATTTGTATTACCTTGATTGGTTAACCCATTTATAGTAATACTTTGTTGTCCTGGGTATGTGGTTCTTAGGTTTGATGTTGATGAATTTATAGTATTATATTCTGTTGGGGTAAATATTCGATAATTAGGTACTCCCAGCTTCCAGGCTCTACCTATTATTTTCATAAATACCAAATAAACATCTGTTATAGTTAAAGTACCATCTATATTAACATCCATCCTATAATAATCTTTTGAATTGAAAGATTGATAGAGAACCTTTTGATTAAAAGTTTGAGCATCACTTGTAGAAGGAGAACCAATAGTTAAAGTACCAAATACTAATTGAAAGTCATAAGTATTAGCATCTCTAGAAGATGTTAAAGAATATTTTCCATTAGCATCAGTATTATGAGTACTTAAGTAAGTATAAGTAGATGAAGATTTTAATTTACTATAAAGTTGAACAGGAATATTAGGTATCCCTGTTCCCTCAGCTCCATAAACATATCCTGAATATGAAAAAGGATCTTGAGCACCTGTAATAGTTGTTTTAAAATCAAAAGTATTTCCATAAGCATAACTACCACATAAAGCAGGAACATTAGCATATACCATCATAAAACGCATGTAAACCTGCCCATTAAATACAGTAGTGGGTACTTGAAATGTTGATGTAACTGTTTTAGTACCAGTCCAAGACACATTATAAGCATAAACCTGTTCCCCAGCATCACTTAAAACTCCATTACCATTAAAATCAACCCATAATTTAAAATATTCCATATAATTCCCATTTGTTTGAGCAGTATATGAAATTGAAATATTTTGCCCGGCTGTAATAGTAGGTACAGCAGTTCCTCCTGTATAATCATAATATCCATTAGGACCAGTACCTCCTGAAGTAGCAGCATATCCATTGCTCCCGTTATATGTTTGTCCATTAATAGTTACACTAGAAACATATTCACAGCAGAAACTAGTAGGATAACTAGAACATAAAGGAGATTGAGCATTTAGTTGAATACTAAAAAATAAAAAAATAATCCAAATTAATAATCTCATAATATAAGCTTTGCTCCTAATAATACTTGATAATTAATAACATTTTGACCAGCCATATAAGTAGTACCTCCTGTTAAACCCATTCCAAATGTTTTAGTCATTTTATAATTTAAATTAATAAAAGGAACCACAAGTGGCATATTTGTAAACCAAGTTGAAGTATAATATTTTGTATAAGGAGCATAAACACCTGCTAAAATAATAGTAGCATCTACTTTTTTAGCTATTTTCCCTTTATACATAAACCCAGCAATACCTAAACCTGTTATTATTTCTTCTCTATACAACTGTCCATAAGAACCAGCAACACCGTAAAGTGCAGTAAATTTTTTAAGACTATTAATTCTAATAAACATTGAAGTATTAGTAATAGATCCTGGCATAAATGAAAATCCTGATGATACTAAATTAATACTTTTATCACCATTATTTTTAGTTGCTATCCAAGATTTCATTACAGTAATATTTCCAATCTTAGCATTAACCATATAATCAGCTGATACTCCTAAAGATGCTGTTCCGTCACCTTTTACTCTAGTATAAGAAATTGTTCCTCTAGCATCCTGAGTACTATCTGTTGTTTTTTGTAAACCTACTATATCTCCTGTTAATAAAATAGCGGGTTTATTAGTTTCATTTTTAGCTTTAGAGGTTGTCTTAGCAGCATTACTAGAAGTAGCTTTTTGTTGATCTGCTTTAGTTTTATCTATTTCACTTTGTGAGGGTGGTGTTGTTTCATTTGAACTACTTTGAGTACTACCATTACTTCCTCCATTAGGATTACTACTTGTACCTATATTTCCTCCAGATCCTCCAGTCTGTTCTGGATTTGTTGTAGGGTTTCCGGTTTCTGGGTTTGTAGTTGGTTGTCCTTCTCCTGAAGTTGTTGTTGGATTTGTTTGTTCTCCTCCTCCAGTAGTCCCCCCAGAAACATTGCCCCCAGCATTAGTACCAGTGGTGTTACCATTAGAGCTACTATTGGGTGTTGGGTTAGAAACAACATTATTATTACCAGGATTGGTAGAGTTATTGTTATTATTTTTTCCATTTTTCTCATCTTTTCCTCCTTTTTTTTCTTCAACGTTTGTACCTGTGTTTACTGTGCTTCCAATATTATTTCCGATACCTCCCATGGAAGTAATAGAAGTTATCGTACTAAGGTTTAAAACCGTGTTTATAACATTTGTAGTTAATGTTGTAGATGATGTGGTTGTTATTGTTGTTAATACTCCCTGACACGGTTGAGTAGTATATTGAGAATAAACTGTTGATAACCAACTATCAAACACACCACTTTGCATTTCATTATATGTAAATGCTCTAGTTTGTCCATAATATGAAACTACTATAGGAGCACTCATATCATAAACAATAGTCTTCATCTCATGAGTACAAGGATCTGTATATGAGTACATGAAGGACTGCCCGTAAAGAGACAGTCCTCCAATAAGACATAAAATTAATAATTTAATTTTTAAATACACCGTTTTTAATAAGGTTTTCGATTACTTTAGTTGTAGCAGTTTCTAAAGATTTACGAGTCGCCTTACCAACAGTACTTTGAGAGAATTTCATTCCATCTAAAGATTTTAAGAAAGCTTCACCGGTTTTAGTGGCTTCACCTTCTCCTGATCCTATATAAATTTGTCCTGTTTCAGCGTCTACAAATCTTACTTGAAGGCGAATGAATGTTGTTACAACAACTTTCGCTTTGCCTTTTTCAATAGTTTCATCTTCATCAACAGCAAAATCGGCCACAGTAACATAAACAAAGTAACGAGCAGCTTTAATCTTACCTTTTCCATCAATGGGCTCTTCAAAGATTCCTTTTTTAGAAGCTTTAAATTGAGTAACCATTCTTTCTTTGATTTCAGATTTTTCTTCAGTAAATATAAATCGTCCAGTTTCATCCAAATAATCAAGTACTGACTCAGCAAATCCTAAACCAACACCTTTTTCTTGTAAATCTGGGTAAAGGGTTAGAACTTTAGTCATATCAACGTTTACTACTTGAACAGCATATTTTAAGCTATCTGTGTAGTTAGAAACAGTTGAAATACTTTTAGTTTCAATAACATCATCTTCAGTTGTAGTCTTCATAGAACCACAGGCTGTTAATAAAGGTATTAACAACAACCAAATTATTTTTCTTACCATGGGTCCTCGTCATTTACAGGATCAGCCTTAGCAGGAGTTGGCTTTTCAACTGGTTTTTCAATTATTCTTTCTTTAACAACAGTTCCACCACCTTGTTTAACTTGTTGTTTATTTTCTTGGTTTTGTTGAACATTAATTACAACAGGTGCTGCTGATGAAGCCGGAGCTGCTTGTTCTGTTTTGGTTTCTTCTTTAGATTCTTCTTCGTGACCTCCAAATAAAGTTGTTGTAAACCAAGTACCTCCAGCCAATACAGCTGTTGATAAAGTTCCTATTAAAGTCTTTTTAAGACCTGACCATGTACCGTCGTTGTGTGTTTCTTCGCTCATTTTATTTTAAAATTACAGTTTTATAAGTTGCTGATTTTCCATTATTGGTAACAGTTGTATAATATATACCACCTTTAACTAAAAATTTAGCTGAGTATAAATATTCACCAGCAGGCATTAATTCATTTACTAAAGTTCCTAATTTACGACCTTGCATATCAAAAAGTGAAACTTCTGTTATACCATCTTCAATTATATTAAATGATACTAAATAATTACCATCGTTTGGATTAGGAGCTATTTTAAGATCTAAAATTGAACTATTTACTTCTGGTTTGAAAATTACTTTTTTTACTTCAACAATTCCCATTGCTGGGGTGATATTAAGATCCCTAGAGGATTGGTCACCAACATACTTATCACTTGTCCATAAAGCAGCTGTAGTCCATTGATCTTGAGGTTGTTTGGCTATAAATTGTAAAGTAAATGCTTGTTCTCCATCATTAAAAAAGTTTGAATTAGTTATATCAAATCCTCCCCAAGCAACAACTCCATTTGAAGGATTTACATAAGTCATCCATTTCATTGCTTTTTCACTGTTAATTACTTTTTTAAATTCAAGTAAATCATCGTCATATTTTAAATAAAGTTGTAAAGCACTTAATGATTTACCGTTTGTTAATACTTTAACAGGAATATTAACTAAATTACCTTCATTAACTGATATTTTAGGCATATTAATTTCCATACTATCAACTACATTATCGTATTTAACAGTATTATCAATCACATACTGAGGAGCTTTTTCAGGAACAATAATTGGAATAGGTGTTAAACGAGCCATATGATAACCAGTAGCATTAGCATCACCTTTAACAGCTATATAATAAGTTACTGAATCAACACCACCATTAATATAATGAGTAAAGTTAGTTACCCCTGGATAAGTAGTTTGTAAACTGGTTGTAGCTGTATTAATAGCATTATATTCTGTAGGGGTAAAAAATAATAAATTAGGTGTATTGTTAGGCCATGAAGGGAAGTTACCTGCTAATTTACTAAATACTCCATAAGCATCGGTTATTGTAATGCTATTAGAGTTGTTTATATCCATTGTATAAAAGTCGAATCCAACGGGAGTGTATTGAGCCAGGACTGATTGGTTAATCTTTTGAGCGTCCGCTGTAGACAATATATTACCAACACCCATTGTATCACCTTGAATAGCAATACGAGTATCCCAATAAGTTGTATCTAAAGTTTCTGTAAATTGGAATTTACCTTGAAGGTTAGTTGTATAAGTATTTACTTGAGTCCAAGTAGAACCTGTTTTAGGTTTCTTTTCTAAAGATAATGTTAAATTTTTAGCCCCAGCCCCAGTAGTAGTTAAAAATGTTCCTTTAAAAGTTAAGGTTTGTTGTAAGAAATGACCACCATAAGAATACATTGTTAAAGTAGTATCATTACCTAAATTAGTAGATGCTAAGTTATTAAATACTGTAGTACCTGTAATTTTCATTGTTTTTATACTATCTAAAGTATTCCAAATAGCAGGAGCTGCGTGAGTTAATGTAACTTCAACAGCAGCAGTATCTAAATAAGAGAAAACAGCATTTGTACCTGTATAAACTAATGTAACAGTAATATTACCTTCTGTGGTATTAGTAACATACTGCATGTATTGGTTAGCAGGTGGATATTTTAAAGCAACAGTAGGAGCAGCACCATTAAAGGCATCTTTATCATACCAAACACGGAATTGCATACCCGTAATTTTTTGGTTTGTTGTGTTTCGATAGTAAAGATCTGCTTTAGTTACACCAACATTTGAAGCACCAACTGTATAGTTAGTATCAACAATAAGCCATTTTCCAGTACCAGGAGCTGGAGGAGTTGTCTGCGAAAATGCAGAAAAGGTCAGAATGCTGACCAAAAGAGTTAATAGTAGTTTTTTCATTTTTTGTTGTTAGATGTTTAAGAACGCAACAACACTTAAAAAAACTTTTATCAACAATACATATTGGAAAATTAAAAAAGCGGTCCATACGAGAATCGAACTCGTAGCGCCTGATAGACAGTCAAGCATGTTAGCCATTACACCAATGGACCATATAAAACATAATACTACTTTAATAGCGCTTACCCAATTTTACAACAGAGCGCGTTACCTTGTTAGACCGTTATTGGGCAACGACTTCTAACAATCCTACCTACCCATATTATGTTTTGTGGAGCAGAAGGGATTCGAACCCTCATCCTCTACCTTGCAAGGGTAGCGCTCAGCCAGTTGAGCTACAACCCCAATTGTTTTCCCCCAAGGATTCGAACCTCGATTAAGTGGTCCAAAACCACTTGTCCTGCCATTAGACGAGAGGAAAATATAGTTGCGGGGGCCGGACTCGAACCGGCGATCTCTGGGTTATGAGCCCAGTAAGTGAAACCATCTCCTCCACCCCGCAATTTATTGTAGCCCGTACGAGAATCGAACTCGTGTTTCTAGGTTGAAAACCTAACGTCCTAACCGTTAGACGAACGGGCCATTTTAGCGTCCTGGGAAGGATTCGAACCTACGACCCAGCGGTTAACAGCCGCTTGCTCTGCCTCTGAGCTACCAAGACGTGATCCCTTCGTTAGTACTTGCCGTTTCTTAAGTCGACACTTTCCTCGTGACATGTTTTATTTAAGTGTACCTCCCTACTGGGACTTGAGGTCAACACTGCAACTTTGTCTTTCTATGTTTCGGGGTTGCCACCTTCTGTAGTCAGGACAGGAATCGAACCTGTATTGAATATCTTTACCTTTCGGCTGACCATGCATACCTGATATTCTTACACGAGACGTTAGCGTTTACCATTGCGCCACCTGACTATTTGTACCTCGGGAGAGACTCGAACTCTCAAGCGTAAAGCCACGGCTTCTAAGACCGCTGTGTCTACCGATTCCACCACCAAGGCATTTTAATTTTCCAATACGTCAATGAACTTCTTGCTCTTAATCTTATGTCGTAAATGTACGAACCTGATCTCGCTTCTCCAAATCCTTGCGCGGAAATTTTTTGGAAAATTTTTATTTGGGTGATTAGTGAGAATCGAACTCACGGCACAAGGGACCACAACCCTTTGCTCTAACCTACTGAGCTATAACCACCATTTAGCACGCCCACAAGGATTCGAACCCTGAACAACGGTTTTGGAGACCGTGATGATACCATTTCACCATAGACGCAGTAATACCCGACCTAGCTCGGGACCGACATCGGATTGTAGTTCCTAAGAGATTCGAACTCCTATCTATTGATCCGTAGTCAATTGTTCTATCCGTTGAACTAAGGAACCAGTGATTATTTCACTAATGCATCAGCAGCATGTGTTACTAACGCACCTAATGTTTTATATCTCACATTATAACCCATACCTTCAACTAAACCTACTGCTGATCTTAGCACTTCGTTTGATTTATATCTTTTATCTGGGTTGAGGTCAACATCAATATATTTTGCTCTAGGTAAACCTGCTAATCTTAATTGCTCTGCAATATCAACAGATTTCCAAACTTCATTCATTAATCTTACTTGTCTTGTTCTTTCAATAGGTGTAACCTCTTTGCAGAACAATAAATGAGCTCCATTTTGAGGGAAATACAAAGCCACTACTGTTGCGTATACTGTAGAATCAGCATGGTTTTGTGAGTCACATCCAATAAGGATCTCAACTTCTGGGTGAGTGTTCAAATATGTCCTCACATATTCTACTAAATCGATCTTTTTTCTGTCTCGTAGTGTTTTGAATTCCATGACTTGTTTTGTTAATAAATACTTTTTCTTTAGCGGAAAGCAGAATAATCGAAATTCATACCCTAAAGTACCACTCGCTTAGCAGGCGGTGACAGTGCCCTGACTGTTTTACTTTCCAACTGTAGTGATAACGAGACTCGAACTCGTAACCGGATGCGTATAAGGCATCTACTCTAACCAATTGAGCTATATCACTATTAAGTAGAGAAGATAGGACTCGAACCTATGGCCTACTGCGTATCAGGCAGTCGCTCTAACCAACTGAGCTACGACTCTATATTTGTGCCTGCAGAAGGACTCGAACCTCCGAACCCGTAAGGGAGGGGATTTACAGTCCCCAGCAATTGCCGCTATGCGATACAGGCGTTTTGTCTTTCCTGCTGGATTCGAACCAACGACATCTTCCATGTAAAAGAAGCGCTCTACCAACTGAGCTAAGGAAAGTGTCGAAGGCAATAGCATTTTTAAATAGAATCAGAGCCAACATAAAAACTATACAAGGATATTATTTGCGCATTAAGGACTCTCTTGTGCTTCCTTTGTGTCCCCGACAGGACTCGAACCTGTGACTCCCTCATTAAAAGTGAGGTGCTCTAAAACCAACTGAGCTACGAAGACGTTTTGTCTAAGTGGCAGGACTCGAACCTGCGGCCTGAGCATCCCAAATGCCCCGATCTACCAACTGATCTACACCTAGTTAAAAATCAATACGTTTTTGTATTAATTTGTGGACTGGGAGGGATTCGAACCCCCGACGCTTGGCTCTTCAGGCCAACGCTCTACCAACTGAGCTACCAGTCCATTTTTTTCCAATATGTCAAAGAACTCAAAAAAAAAACCCGGCTTCTGAGGGCCGGGCTTCGTTTTATAGTGTTTTAATTTATTCACATCATTCAACAAAGCCCAACACGGAATCTTCCTTCACCGGCGCAAACCAAATGTTCATCTGAAGATTATATATACTATGTTGTTTCATTGTTATTGAATTTAAAAAATGTTTCTAATAAATATATTAAATTTTATCTTTGTCGCAATAGAGGAAACGATCCTCTAATAATGTCCAACTTGCGTAAATATTTAAAACGCTGAGATTATACGTTTATGTGTTAGGTCTTTTGTCGGATTATTTATTCCCTTCTTATCCACAAACTTTTGGTTTGTATCCTAACAATGCCGGTTATTTAAGTGAACCACTCTTTAAGTCACTTGTATTGGACTACTCTCGTTCTAGTACTTCTACTCAACTCTGCCGAGCTGATTAACACTTGCGGTGCTATAGACTTTTCAAACGAATCACTATTGGCTTGCGACCTCTAGTGGCAATGAACAACTCATTACTATGTAGGCATCTTTCGTCCGTGACTGGCATGCACTTTTGCTTTGATAGTTTTGAATTTTGCATTCCAAATAGCAAAGGTTTGTGACGTGGATGATTGAAAGTAGTGGCCTGCCTTTTAGCTTTCCCACCTTTTGAGCGAAAAAATACTAAACTACTCTCTGAGATATCCCTACCTCCATACTTCAAGATTACTTCATGTTTCGACCCTTGGTAGAATCAAATACAAGGTAAATAACAGCACCACCTGTACATCTACATGCCTTTCGGCTTTAAGTACCCTTTGATATTGAATAACGCAATTGTAAATCTGGATGGAAATACTTCTTGCAAATATTCTACGAGTTATTCTTATTGTCCTTCCGGACTCAACCTAACGACCCACATCGCTAAGTCATTCAATCATTTCATTACGGCGTTGCCCTCACTACTTCAGACTAAATGATATCCCGCTTGTCTACTCGAGCTCATAACAACCGAAGCTGCTATAAACCGCAAACTGCTTTGTCTTGCAATTCACTTTATCCCCCTTTCGAGGTTTATTTAACGACCATAGACTGCCAATATCTTTTATCAACTTTCGTTGAATGGATATTTCAATAATTTAAAGAACGTTTTGTTATTAATTTTCTGATATATAAATATACGAACAGAATTTCAAACATCCAAGCTATTTTAAAAATTTCTTAAAAAGCTTTTCTTTTGAGCAGGTACCCGGAATCGAACCGAGATCTCAGGCTTGGAAGGCTAGAGTAATAACCGTTATACGATACCTGCAATATGTTAAAGAACGTTTTCTTTTGAGCCAGCGATAGGAATCGAACCTACAACCCTCGCATTACAAATGCGATGCTCTGCCAGTTGAGCTACGCGGGCAATTTAAGCCAATTACTTGGCTTGGTAAATTGAATCTTCAAGAACCTGAAGAGAATCAATTCCCGTTGAATCAACAGCACATGAATCACATGATGTTGAATCCGTTGAAGTGGCTTCTGTGTTGTTAGAACATGAAGCAAGGGTAGCAATTGCTACAAGGGCGAAAAATACTTTTTTCATTTTATTATTATTGTTTTTTATTTGTTGTAAATATAAGAACTTTCTTTTAAGCAACCAAGCTAAAATCAAAATTCTTGTGGTCCCTCACGGGCTCGAACCGTGGACCTACTGATTATGAGTCAGTTGCTCTAACCTACTGAGCTAAGGGACCGTGGTATCCTCGATGTGATTCGAACACATGACCTACGCATTAGAAGTGCGTTGCTCTATCCAGCTGAGCTACGAAGACAGATCAAGCGGAAGGGGTGAGATTCGAACTCACGGATCGCTTTCACGATCGCCGGTTTTCAAGACCGGTGCAATAGACCAACTCTGCCACCCTTCCAATATGTTAAAGAACGTTTTTGTACTGCTGGCCGGAATCGAACCGGCACGACCATCACTGGCCAAGGGATTTTAAGTCCCTCGTGTCTACCTATTTCACCACAGCAGCATATATCTAAATATATTGAGATCCTTTTTCTTTTCCAAGATCAATATCCCATTCTTGAGCTCCTACTTGAAGGCATTCAAGAAACGAAGCATCTGGGAATTGGTCTTTGTGTTTGAATGCAGCCCAAACAACTTCTAATTGGAGTCCATAACGATCAGATTTAGCTAAAATTTCATCACATTGCATGTTGATAATAGCTTCATCCATTGCTTTAAGCTCTAATTGAAATTCGTCTTGTGAAATAAAATCTTCCATAACTTTTTATTTGAGTGAATATACGTTAAAAACCTTGATTCTCCAAATTAATTCATCGAAAATGTCAAAGCATTTTTAATTGCATCTTCAATATCATCATTATAATCAGCAAGCATATCTTCAAGTGCTTGTTGGTAACCACGCATCCAAATAATCTCATTATCTGTGTATTCACGTGAAGGCATCAACATTTCAAGACGGTTGTCTTCTAAAGCATCTAATAGGGACTGTTTAAAATTTGCCATAACCTTAATTTTTAATTTCTATGGTGTAAATATACGAACAAAATTTCGCTTCTCCAAATTTTATACTGAAGGTTTTCCAAGAAGGATTTTATGAGTTTCTTTACCGTTAATGTAACGTGTATAAGAACCATCATCTTGAATATCCATAGCTTTACCTTTCATTACTTTTTCAATAGTAGCTTTATCAGTAACCACAGGAACACCTTTAGCAAGTAAAATATCTTTAATTCGACCTGATACCTCAACAAAGTTACCTGGGGTTTTAAGTAAATCTGCTTGTTTATTGATAGTTTTAGATTTAGCAATAGAAGAACCATCATGACCCATAGCAGCCATTTTATTACCTGCTGGTTTCTTTTTAGATACTACTACAGCATCAATTTCAGGATCATCGTCTATATCAATAACTTCATAATCAGCATCACCTTGTGCACCTGTTACGTCGCTTGCACTACTATAATTTAAATTACCGCCAATTGACGCGTAAGCTGTGTTGATTAGGCCAAAAATATCCCCAGCAAATTCTTCGGTTTCTTTTTTATCAAGATCAACCCATTGGTCTTTAGGTAATTCCTCTAGTAATGGATTATTTTTTAGATATGCTCGGTAATCGAATGACATATTAATCTGGATTTGACCAACCTTTATAAAAATCAGCTTCTGCTCTTGATTCGTCTTTCAAACCTTGCTGCATCATAGTAATGAATTGTTTAAGTTCTTTGATGCTAATTGAGGGTTTGTTTAAACTTACATCAACAGCGGCACGACCTGCTATCCCAGTATTCCCTCTTAATTCCGCACCCAAATATTGGGCTATAGGTTGAATAGATCTTCTATATCCACCAGCACTTGAAAAATAATATTT